ATTGACAATATGTACCCGATGGAGTCTAAGCCAATGCCAGACAGTCCCTTTACTGTCCGACCAAGCACGATCTAATGGCGAACAAACCCAGAGCTAAAAAAGCTCTTATAGGGGCAACTAAAGCAAGGGTACATAGTCCGCTTCTCAAAGGTAAATCTCGAGCCTCAGAAGTAATCGAGATGGTAGAGCGGCTTAATATGGATAAACTTATGCCATATCAGCAGTGGGTACTCGAGGACATGATGCGAGTCGATGCTAAAGGAAACTACAGGCGAAAGACCAGTCTATTACTTATCTCGAGACAGAATGGTAAGTCTCACCTGGGTAGAGTCCGAGTTATCTGGGGTCTATTCTATGGAGGCGAGAAAAAGCATTTAATTATGAGCTCTAATAGAGCCACTGCCCTTATGACCTTTCGAGAGATAGCCTGGCTTATAGAATCGACTCCAGAATTAAAAGCAGGGTGTAAAGCTATTCGATATGCAAACGGCGGTGAAAGAATAGAGTTACTCAATGGTGCCACTCTCGACCTAGTAAGCGATACTAGGGATTCTTCTCGTGGGCGTACGTGCGATTTCTTATGGATCGATGAAGTTAGAGAAATTTCTCCAGAAGGTTATAAGGCTGCAATACCTACGACTCGCGCTAGGGCTAATTCTCAGACATTTTTGACTTCTAACGCTGGAGATGCATTTTCAGAAGTCCTCAATGGGTTAGTCGAACGCGCTAAGGATTATCCTCCTGAATCATTCGGCTATTATGAGTATTCAGCTCCTCAATATTGCAAGATAGACATTTCAAGCGATGTCTTCTGGCGAGATGCTGTAGTACCGAGTAATCCAGCACTCGGATTTACAATATCTAAAGAATCAATCGAGGAGGCTATAAGTACTGCCCCTATCGAGACTACTCGTACTGAGACTTTATGCCAGTGGATCGATAGCCTCCAATCTCCCTGGCCTCATGGAATCCTCGAGGAGACTAGTGACTCGACTCTCGAGATGGCTCCAGGGGCATATACAGTATTTGCATTCGATAAGAGCCCTAGTGGTCGTAATGCTTCACTCGTGGCAGGTCAAATATTGCCAGATGGTCGTATTGGTATAGGTATCCTGGATGTCTGGTCTTCTCAAGTAGCTGTAGATGATCTAAAGATAGCGGCAGGAATTAAAGCCTGGTGCGATATATACAAACCTCGATTAGTATGCTATGACAAGTACGCTACTCAATCAATCGCTGACAGACTTAAACAATCTGGGGTAATTATTGAGGATGTATCAGGCCAGCAATTTTATCAGGCGTGCGGTGATTTACTTAATGGCCTAGTTACCCATAAAGTCGTGCATAATGGACAGGCTGAGCTTATTCAGCAGATGAATAACTGTGCGGCTAAAGTCAATGACTCAGCATGGAGAATTATCAAGCGTAAGAGTGCTGGAGATATTTCGGCTCCTATTGGCCTGGCTATGGTGGTATCTAAGCTCATGCTCCCAGCCCCTAAACCTCAGATAGTGATTTAGACACTCACTACCATATTGTGTATTATCTTGACAAATGCTATAGTATATGTCTATGGGTATATTTTCGCGTGGGGTAACACCTTCACAGAAGCCGACCGTCATCGCGCAGTATGCCCCTCAAGTTATATCAAGCCCGATGCTTACATCGATTGTGCCTGCTCAATCAATTACTCGAGAGCTCGCTTTAGAGGTTCCCTCAGTAGTTAGAGCTCGTAATTTAATATGCGGCACTATTGCATCTATGCCTATCGAGCTTTATAGAAAATCTACTGGTGAAGAATTAAGTAAGCCGGTCTGGATGGATCAGCCAGCAATTAACCAACCTCGAGCAGTGACCATCGCTTATACTGTTGATAGTTTATTATTCTATGGATGGTCTATTTGGCTTATTAAATCTCGATACCAGGAGGACGGCAGACCAGCCTCCTATGAGTGGATACCTAATACTCAGGTCACACCTTATTACGGAAACTCTGAAGGCCTTTTAATTGAAGGCTATTATATCAATCAAGTATTTTATTCTAATGATGATGTAGTTACATTCCAGTCACTCAATGATGGGATTTTAACTTCTGGAGCTCGAGTATTAAGAGCTGCACTAGATTTAGAGATAGCAGCATCTAACGCGGCATCTACTCCAATGCCTACGGGATATATTAAAAACTCTGGAGCAGACTTAGACCCTAAAGAGGTTCAAGGATTATTAGCAGCCTGGAAACAAGCTCGTACTACTCGATCAACTGCATTTTTAACTAGCACTCTCGATTATAACGTAGCGCAGTTCTCACCTAAAGATATGCTCTATAACGAGGCTAAGCAAGATTACGCAACTCAGATAGCGCGTCTATGTTCTATCGATGCATTCTATTTATCAGCTGATGCTAATAATTCAATGACATATAGCAATTTATTAGATTCTCGTAAGCAATTCGTTTCGCTTACCTTACAGCCTTATATATCTGCTATTGAAGATCGTTTAAGTATGAACGATGTAACTCCTCAAGGTAATGAAGTTAGATTTGACCTCGATGCTTCATTCTTACGCGCTACTCCTATGGACGATTTATTAGTAATAGAAAAGTTACTCGCACTCGGCTTAATCACTACAGAGCAAGCGATGGCGATGACTGACTTAACACCTAACGGAAATGAAGGTATGTAATGGCTAATCAAATACTTACATTCTCAGCAGAATTAACTGCTAATGTAGAAGAACGCACTATCTCGGGTAAAATAGTTCCTACCGGTACCGGTGAAGTAGGTAATACTTCTGGCGGTCGCGTAGTGTTTCAAAGTGGATCTATAGAGATTCCTTCAGACCCTAAGAAAATTAAACTACTTAACCAGCACAATAATAAAGACCCTCGAGGTCGCGCAGTATTTTTTAATGAAGTACCTAACGATGGTGTCTATGCATCTTTCGCAGTATCTAAAAGCGAAAAAGGTACGCAGTCTTTAATCATGGCAGAAGAAGGATTAATCTCTGGTCTATCTGTCGGTGTTGAAGTAATCAAGGCCAGCAATAAAGGCGGCGTAATGTATGTATCAGCTGCTAAATTGCTTGAGGTAAGTTTAGTAACAGAGCCAGCCTTTAAGTCTGCTCAAGTTACTGATATTGCGGCGGAGGATACTCCAGTCGTAGAAGAAATCCAACCAACAGAAAGCGAGCCAACTGTGGAGAATACTCCAGAGACAGTCGCAGCACCAGTAGAGGCAGCCGCTGTAGAAGCAGCTCGTCCAACTGTGGCAGTGACTAACGTGCGTGAACGCACTGCACCAATTACTTCTGCTCAGTATTTAGGAGCATCTATTAAAGCTGCTCTAGGAGATGTCGACTCTCGTCGTATCCTTGAGGCAGCAGATGACACAGTATCTACTAATACTGGTTTAACACTTCCGATGCACATGAATTCCTTTATCACTACTACATTTTCAGGCAGACCAGCCTTTAATGCAGTAACACGCGCAGGTACAGTACCTCAACTATCATTTACAGTACCTAAAATGGGTACAGCACCTACTACAGCAGTAGTAGCAGAAGCAGCGACAGTAACTGCTACAGGTATGACTTCTACTTACGATACAGTTACTGCATCTAAGTACAGCTCTATCAACCGCGTATCTTTCGAGCTTCTCGATTTCTCTAATCCAGCATTTGAGACTTTGCTACTTAATGAAATGCGTAAAGGTTATGAGAAGGCTACAGATGCTGCTCTTATTTCAGCATTTACTACTTCTGGTACTCAAGCGGCTACTACAGCAGCCACAGCACTAGGACTACAGTCCTTCATTGCAACAGAATCAGCAGCAGCCTATAAGGGTACTGGTGGAGATTTTGCTACTAAGCTAGTCGCTTCTACCGATCAGTGGGCAGCAATTCAAGGTTATGTAGATGGCTCAAACCGTCCACTTTATAACGTTGCATCTCCACAATTTAACGCACCAGGACAAGTTACAGGACAGACAAACGTCGGTAATGTTCTCGGTACAGATTTAATCGTAGATCACAATATTACTACTGCAGGTGTTATCGATGAGTCTGCTTTCCTAGTAGCTCCAGGCTCTGTATATGTCTGGGAATCACCAACTACTAACCTACGTATCAATGTCCTATCTTCTGGTGAAATTGATATCAACCTCTACGCATACTTAGCGATCTATGTCGCTAAGGGTGGTGCTGGAGTACGTCGCTTTAACCTTACTTAATAACTAAGTAACTAAGTCGCTCGTAGGGGCTGTGCCCTCAGCCCCTACGGGTCTTTAGAAAGGATCGCTATGAGTCTATGTACCGTCGCTGAATTACGCAGCGCACTCGGTGTAGGTACGCTCTATCCAGACGCGACCCTTCAGGAGTCATGCGATGCGGCAGATGCAGTATTACTACCTATGTTATGGCGTAATGAAAATTACGTAGTAGCCCATTCTAAGACCACTACTTCTGCTACTCTTTATTTTGATATAGAGCATTCCCATTATGTAGGCGAATCAGTAATCGTTACTAACTGTGGCAGTGCATGGAATGGTACTAAGACTATTACTAGCATTACTCCAGACTCAATTACTTATACTATTTCTGCTGCAACTGCTACTGATAAAAATCCAGTAGCACCTTATGGCATAGTCGCAGGAGACTCAACTGTAGACTGGACAGCCGATAGCGCAATCCAGTTAGCCGCTTTATCGATAGCTGTAGACATCTGGCAAGCCCGTCAAACTACTTCTAGTGGTGGCGTTGCTGTAGATTTCCAGCCCTCACCCTGGAAAATGGGTTCTAGCCTATTGGCTAGGGTTCGAGGTTTAATCGCTCATGCACTAGACCCTAGATCGATGGTGGGCTAATGACAGTCGCTATAACTACTCTTAGGACTACTATTGCCACTGCCCTAGTAGATGACACTAAATGGCAGACTTTCGCTTTTCCTCCAGCCACTGTCATGGCTAATAGTCTTATCGTCTCATGGGCTGACCCTATGCTTGATCCTTCTAATAATACTTATAACACTATAAGCCCTATGGCTAATTTTAAGATAATTATTACAGTTCCTCTATTCGATAATGAGGGCAACTTACAGGGCATAGAAGACGCGCTTGTAGCAGTCTTTAATAAGCTCTCAGCATCTAATCTACCTTTCACTGTGGGCTCAGTATCTGCTCCATCTGTACTAAGTGCGCCTAGTGGAGAATTACTAACGTGTGAAATATCGGCATCTATCCTAACCTCATGGAGTTAATAATGAATTATAAAAATGTAAGTGATAACGAGTTCGTAGGTAAAGGGTTCGATGAGATCATCTCTGCCGAAGAATTAGAAGGTTGGGACGTTACCCACCTTGTCAAAATTGGGGCACTTGTGCCGGTAGTCGAGTTAGTAAAAAAGGAGTCTAAGTAATGGCGATTTACGCATCAAATAGCACCTACTTATCTATCGGTGGGTATGACATCTCTGACCACGTACAGAGCGCAAGTCTTAATATTAATTATGACGCGGTAGAAATTACGGCGATGAACGATACAGCTCACAAATACGCTAAAGGCCTTGCAGCTCATACGCTAAATGCTACGCTCTATCTAGACCAAATCGCTATCGCTGCTGGCGCAATACGCGCCATCCTAGACTCACTTAAAGGTACTTCAGCGGCTTTTATTATGGCTCCTGCTGGTTCGACATTCTCAACTACTAACCCTAAATATACTGGGTCTGTCTTCGTGAACGGCTATACTCCTATCAATGGTTCAATCGGAGAAGCTGCAACTGTAGATATTTCATTCGACGTCACCACTGACATTACTATCGCTTACGCATAAGGGGAAATAAATGGCAATTTATACAGCTGTAAATACTTACCTTCTATTAGGTTCTTTAGACGTAAGCGATCACGTACAAAGCGCAAGCGTAACTATTAATTACGACATGCTGGATGCTACGGCTATGAAGAGCGCGGCTCATCCTCAAGTAAAGGGTCTAGCAGCTCATACGCTCCAGGCTACTTTATTTAATGACCAGGCTCTATCTAATATCCGCGCTGTACTAGATGCTGCTAAGGGTACTGCTATTACATTCGCTCTCGGTGCTAACGGTTCAACAGCTTCAGCGACTAACCCTGTATATTCTGGCTCAATCTGGATTAACGGCTATACTCCTGTCAATGGTTCTATCGGAGAATTGGCCACAGTGGATCTATCCTTTGACCTAACCACAGACGTAACCATTACAGTCGTATAAAACTAACTAGGGGGCAATCATGGCAAGACTGAAGATAACTCGCATAGATGGTACGGAGTCCTTTCACGAGATAACTCCGTCCATCGAGTACGCATTCGAGCAAAGTAAGGGCAAGGGCTTTTTTAAGGCCTTTCGCGAAGATGAGAAGCAAAGCGATGTCTACTGGATAGCCTACGAGTGCATCCGTAGGACTGGGGAAGTAGTAAAGCCTTTCGGTGCTGATTTTCTTGACACTCTTAAAGGTGTCGAGGTCTTAGACTCTGACCCTTTAGCGTAAAGCGCGACCGTCCGCTGACTTACTTAATCGCTAGGTTAAGTATTCGGCTCGGTATCGCGCCTAATGATTTATTAGAATTAGATCATGGAATGCTACAAGCATTAATAGATGGTCTAAATGATGAAGCGAAAGAGGTTAAGAATGCCAGTAATAAAGGTCACAGGCGTTAAAGAAACCCGTAAAGCCTTACGCGCATTCGCTCCTGACCTTAATAAAGCTCTTAACTCTGAATTACGTAAAGCCCTTAGTCCTGTCGTGAAACAGGCTAGGGGTTTCGTACCTTCTGATAGTCCTATGAGTGGCTGGGTTCCTCGAGCGATGTCAGAAAATAATGGACGTTTCCCATTTTATGATGCTTCAATTATAAAACGTGGTATCGGCTTTACTACCTCACCAGGTAAGCCTACTCGTTCTGGGTTCGTCTCAAATGCTTCTATATTTAATAAATCTCAAGTAGGACAAATTTACGAAGTAGCAGGGCGTAAGAATCCTCAAGGCCAGCCCTGGGTAGGTACTAAATCTGGTACAGCTTCTAAAAAGTATAGTACTTCAGTTAATCCTCATGCTGGAGAAAAGTTTATCCAAAATTTACCAGAATTAACTTCTAGCCATATGGGTAGTGGTCGATTAATCTATAAAGCATGGGCTCAGAATCAAGGTAGAGCCTACGGTGCTGCTATGAAGGCTATCGATAAAGCCGAGCGAGCATTCATGGCTCGTACTAAGACCGAAACATTAAGTAAGGCTGCATAATGAGAATTAATATTGGTTCTAAAGCAGACCTTAAAGGATTTAAGCAAGCCGAGTCAGCTGTAAATAGATTAGAAAATGGTGCTAAGTCACTTGCTAAGACTTTAGGCGTAGCCTTTAGTGCTAGAGCAGTAGTCCAGTTCGGACAGGCATCCGTTAAAGCATTCGTAGCAGACGATAACGCTGCTAGGTCATTGGGTGTTACTCTCAAGAATCTAGGACTTGAGACCGGTAATACTTCTATCTATATCAATGACATGATATCAAGACTTGAAAAACAAACAGGCGTCCTCGATGACCAACTTCGTCCAGCTATGGATCGCCTACTCAGGGCTACGGGATCTATTACTAAATCTCAGACTTTACTTAACCTTGCTTTAGATATTTCTGCTGGTACTGGTAAAGACTTAACTACTGTCAGCCAGGGATTACAAAAGGCCTATCTAGGTAATAACGCTTCACTGGGTCGCTTAGGAGTAGGGTTAAGTAAAGCAGAATTAACCTCCTCATCATTTGAAGAGATACAGGTAAGACTTACTAAACTCTTTGCAGGTCAAGCCTCTAGTGCTGCTGCTAGTTACGCTGGCCAATTAAATATATTAGCCATAGCCAGTAATAACGTAAAAGAGATTATAGGTAAAGGTTTAGTAGATGCTTTGATATCAATAGGAGAAAATCAAAGCGTATCTAATTTAGCCACTCAAATGGAAACAGTAGCAACTAATACAGCTGATGTAATTCGTGGAGTAGGTTTAATAGTCGCTTCATTAAAGAAATTACCAGGTACTGGGTTCTTTGATAGTTTCTTCAAGTTTGCAGATAAATATAATTTGATTAGCATAGTAGGTAAATCTGGTGCGCAATCCAGACGAGCCGCTGAAGTGGCTAAGGGTAAAAATCCTATCCAGTCTGGCTCTTATCTTAATAAGGCTAAACCCACTCCAGTAGATACAGCCGCTGCTAAAGCCGCAGCCGCATCATTAGCAGCACAGAAAAAAGCTCTTAAATTAACTCAGGACGCTCAAAAACTCAGTCGAGCAGGCTCTATATTTGACTTAAAACAAATAGAAATTACGGCCGCATTAAAGGGCAACCTCACAGAAGAAGAACGAGTCCGCTTACAGTTATTACTTGCTGTTGAACAAGGTAACGTAGATAAAGCAGATGAATTAACTAAAAAACTTAAAATAATTCAAGATCAGAATACAGCCCTAGCAGCGGCTATAGCAGCTTTACCTACTGCTGGTAATCCTTTCGCAGATGCAGATAATGGCCAAAAAGTATTAGCACAGGACATAATCGATACTAGAGATGGCCTCAAAGATTTAGCAGACGATATAGTGGCTTATCACCAGGCACTTGGTGATATGACGGCAAAGCAATTAGCAGATGCTCAAGATGTGAGAGATGCCTATAAAAATTTACAGGATGATATAGCAGCTTACAAATTAGCAATAGAATCAGCCGCTGAAGCTAAACGTATATTAAACTCTATGGGCGGCGGTGCGCCTGGAGGTATAGCCCCTAATGGTGGTGGAGGCGGTATTAACGCTGGGGATTATGCCCCGTATATTCCTCCTGGAACTTCGGCAGGCGGAGGCGGTTCACAATTTATGCAACCATCAAGTATTAGTATTACTGTCAATGGTGCAGTCGATCCTATTGGTGCTGCTCGAGCAATTACAGACGTGCTAAATGAAGCTAGTGGCAATACTACTTCTGACATTATCGGAGCATGGTATAAATCTAAGCAGCTGGCAGGGTAATGGCCTGGACAATATCACCCACAGTTACAGTCAATGGAGTCGCTTACGTATCCTCGACTGTAGGCTCTATATCTATTAATTATGGACGTAATAACGTCTGGGACTATCAGAATATGGGCTATGCCAATATCACCCTAGTTAATGCTTCTAATACTAATTTAGGTATCGATATTAATCAGTCTGTAGTAGTCAAGTTAAAAGACTATGCAGGTACGGCTGATATTATTGTATTTACTGGCACTGTCACGCAGGTAGATAACTCGATGCGTGTAGCTTCAGGATCTGTAAATATATCTTATGTTCAAATTACAGCAGTCGCCCCATTATCGGCTTTAGCCCGTACTCAAGTAGGCACTACTGTCTATCCTTCTGAAGATGAATCTGCACGTATTACGCGAATAATAGCTGAAACTACAGCTACAGTCGATACTATCGATACCGGTAACTACACACTTTTACAGCGAGATATTAAGCCTGCCCCTGCTATTGGTATTGCTAACGCGGCTGCACTGGTAGCTACTGGCTCAATCTATGAGACTAAAGATGGCAAGGTCGGATATGCTAATCAGGCCAGACGTAACACAGATGTAGCCACTAACGGCTATTTTAACCTGCTATCTGACTACATCGACGTATCGAGTATTAAATCTAAAATGAGCCTTAATGATGTAATTAATTCTGTAAAACTTACATATAACAGAGATCAAGTATTCGAGACTACTTCACCAACTAGCATCGCATCCTATGGAATTATCGGAGCTAGTATTGAGACTGACATATCTAATATTACAGATATAAGCCTATTGGCTGGTATCTATCTAGGTATGCGAGCATTCCCTAAGACTTCACTCTCAGCTATCGATGTCAGAATCGATGACATGGGAGCAGATAGCACTACTTTAAATAAAATGCTAAATATGTATTTTGGTATGCCTATACAGATTACTGGCCTACCTTTAGCCATTACTCCAGCGACATACCAGGGCTTCGTAGAAGGCTGGAATCTGACATTTAGCGGTACTAAGGCTAAAATGACTCTACGGACTTCAGAGAAGACATATAGTTATCGAGCGACCCAGTGGTCAGGCGTAAACCCTGCTCTTATCTGGTCAGCGGTCGGGGCTACGCTTACATGGAATACTTACGACTAGGAGCAATAAATGGCAACTACCACTAACTACGGCTGGACTACTCCAGATGATACTGCACTCGTAAAAAATGGTGCTAGTGCTATCAGGTCTCTAGGTACAGCCATCGACCAGACCACAGAAGATCTATATTTTCTATCACTTATTGGAGCGAACTAAATGGCTAATACAATAAAGCCGCTAGCACGAGCAGCGGCATCTCTTACGACTACTACAGTCCTTTATACAGTCCCAGCATCTACTACTACTGTGGTGACTAATATTGCTGTAACTAATACAGCGGCTTCAGCTGCTACCTTTACTCTCGGTATGGGTACGGCAGGTTCTAATACTGCACTCCATACGACTACTGCTATTGCTGCTAACTCGACTGTCTATATCGATCTAAAGCAAGCACTTATAGCAACTAATACTATTACTGGTGGAGCAAGTGCTGTCACTGTGTCATTTCATATTAGCGGAGTGGAGATAGCGTAATGGGTGCTTCAACAGTTCCAGTAGCCTCGGCTAACGTAGTCTCTACTTTGCCTATAGCAATACCTACAGGCCTTACTTTACGTAATACTTATACCAGCTCACAGACTGGTCTATCGTTTCCTGTAGATAACGTGTTCGTAGTTATTGCTGGCGGTGGTGGAGGTTCGAGCGGATCATATACTTCTAACAAGCCTGGCTCTGGCGGTGGCGCAGGAGCAGTAGTAATGGGCTGGCTCCCTAAGTTTACTGCCTGCACAGTAGGAGCGGCTGGTACTGGTGGAGCTGCTAACTCAAAAGGTAATGGCGGTGGTACTACTTCAGTCGGTGCATTATTCGCGTACGGTGGTTCTGGTGGCTCTAATGGTGGACTCCCAGTCGTATCACTTTATGGAGCAGGTGTGGGAGGTGGTAACGGTACTCAAACAGGCTCATCTTATCAGTATGCTATTGGGGCTGGAGTTACTTCTGATATTCCCGATGCAACTGGAACAAGTGGAGCAGGCGCATACGCTACTGGTTCGACAGTAGGATCTAACGGCGGTGCAGGATTTTTAGCAGGAGGAGGAGCTTCTGGAGGATTCTCTGGTGCTACTTACTCTGGCGGTGCTGGTGCATCTAATATATTTTATGGTGCTAGTGTTGGTGGGGCTGGTGTTGCTGGAGCTGGTGGTGGTGGTGGTGGTGGGGCTGGAATTGGTGCTATTGGTTCGGCTGGTACTGCTGGCGTAGGTACTGTCCCTGGTAACGGTGGTGCTGGTGGTTCAGGCGGTGGAGGAGCTGGGGCTCCTGGTGCAAGTTCGACAGCTACTAATTATCCAGGTGCTAACGGTGGAGTCGGTACAGTATTGGTGTACTACTAATGGCTACCTACGCAGTTATATTAGGAGATAAAGTATCTAATATTATTGTCGCTGATACATGCGAAATAGCAGAAGAAGTCACTGGATTAATCTGTATAGAATATACAGACGATAAGCCTGCCGGTATTGGTTGGACTTATGACCAACACGCAGACGTATTTATAGAGCCAGTAGAGGTTATCGATGACTCCTCATCTATCTAAAGCCGCATCTCAGTTACGTAATCAGATAGATGATGCATTCCCAGATCGTGATAGAAGCTCGGATGGATGGATCGGTGATACACGCCATGCGGCGCGTGTCAGTGATCATAATCCTGATGCTCAAGGTTGGGTACGCGCCATCGATGTGGATGTTGATTTATCGGGGAAGTCTAAGCCCGCGCTCATGCCCGACCTTGCTGATCAGATTCGACTTTGCGCAAAGGCTGGAGATAAGCGCATCTCCTATGTCATCTTTAATGCAAGAATCGCATCCAGTAAAGCTCGATGGGCATGGAGACCCTATACAGGAATCAACTCCCATACACACCACTGTCATATCTCGTTTAGTAAAGCGGCTGACCTTGATAGTACTTTTTTTCAGATACCTATGTTAGGCGGAAAATAATGAATATGAAAAATCCTTATATCTTGACTGCTGGCGCATTCTTATCGGCATGGGCGGCCTCTAACTTTGCAGCTGACTATCGATCTGTACTCTGGGCTTTACTAGCTGGAGTTTTTGGATATGCGACCCCTAAGCGATGAGCCAGAGCAATTTCTTTAGCCTTTACCTAACGACTCTCTGTGTTATTGGTGGTCTGGCAGGCTATGTAATCACTCACTTACTCTCAGAGATTAAGCGACTAAATCAGCGAGTCGATGAGATCTATAATATCCTTCTAGAGCGATAATAAACTCATGGCCAGAAGAGCGACTAAAGCATTACAGGAGCAGGATTACTCTAAGCTCGATGCGTATTGCATAGGTCTCCATGAATACTATAAATCCCTACGTAGAGCAGGCTTTAACGAGGGTATTGCTTTATTCATGATCACTGAGCCATCTGGTTATCCTAAATGGATATTACCTGATCCAGTAGACCCCGAGAAGTTCGGCGATTACCATGATGAGGACGATGACTAACAAACGACGCTATCTAGTGATATCCGACTTACAGGTTCCGTATCACCATGAGAAGGCAGTTAAGAATCTTATCAAATTAGTAAAGCGTGAGAAGTTCGACCTAGTGCTAAATACCGGTGACGAGTTAGATATGCAGTCACAATCTCGCTGGGCTCAAGGTACTAAATTAGAATGGGAAGGTACTCTCGATGCTGACCGAAGCCTATGCCAGGATATTCTCTATGAGCTCGGCACAACAGATGTCACTCGGAGCAATCACACAGACCGCTTATACCACACATTATTACGCGCACCTAGCCTCATCGGCTTACCAGAATTGGAATACCCTAAGTTCATGGACTTTTCTGCACTCGGAATCCGCTTTCATAAGCGACCATACGAGTTTCATAAGGGATGGGTCTTAGTACATGGCGATGAAGGATCGATGAACAGTAACGCTGGACTTACAGCTTTAGGGCTGGCTAAGAAGTTCGGTAAGTCTGTAGTCTGTGGACACACTCACAGAGCAGGCATATCAGCCTTTACAGAGGGCATAGGAGGCCGATACAGGACTCTCTGGGGCTTAGAGGCTGGGAATGTTATGGATAAGTCTAAAGCCTCTTATTTGAAAGCAGGGGCGGCTAACTGGCAGATGTCTGTCGCAGTCATAGAAGCTCATGGAGATCATGTTAGCCCTATGTTAGTGCCGATAAATAAGGATGGCTCATTCACGCTATATGGACGACTTTACGCCTGACATAAATCCAACCATAGATGACGCTATGGATGCTGGAGAATTGTTATCATTTCGTTATCAGAATTGACGGTATTTAGTCTTCTACCTATGCAACACTAATCCAGTAGCCAGTCGAGGGCACTGGCACAGATAGGTAAAATCATGAACTTATTAACACTTATAGGGATATTAGGGCTATTTTTAGCTTCTAATTTCGTATGGTACTGGCAAGGATATAACGATGGAAAGCGTGAAGGATACGCCAGGGGTCGCAGTGTCAGCCGTCAAGCATTTTGGCAAGAATAATGCGACATGGAGAAATACTACAATCTGCCACTGACTTATATTCTGAGCGCGGACTCGCTTACGGTCATCCAAGTGACAATATGGCACGAGCCGCACGACTTGTCAGCGCATACCTTGAAGTGCCAGTGGAAGATTACCAAATCGCAGTCATCCTATCGCTGGTTAAAATCGCTCGTACCATCGAGGACGGTAGTAGAGTCGATTCATGGATCGATGCAGCCAGTTATCTAGCAATCGCTGGACAATTACAGACAGAGGAGAATGAGTTATATGTTTAATTTAGCCGATTATGAGCCAGTGGAGGTAAGGCTTGAGAAATTTATTAAGGATTATCCAGATTTTCGTATTGCAACAGAGCTTGAACTGGTCGAAAAGGATCGATACATTGTTAAAGCGTATCTCTTTAAGACTTCAGCAGATACTATTGCCTGGGCAACGGGATACGCTGAGGAGACGGTTTCTGCTCGAGGTGTTAATCAGACTTCAGCTTTGGAGAACTGCGAGACTTCAGCAATCGGCAGAGCACTTGCTAACGCTGGTTATGCTCCTAAAGGAAAGAGACCATCTAGAGAAGAGATGACTAAGGTAACTAAATTATCTGTAGTTAAACCTGCTCCTCAAGATATTAAAGAGGGCGATATTGATTACTGGACTACTCCGCTAGGAGATAAGCCCGATGTTAAGACTGTCCAGGCTCCATCATCACTAGCTGCTGCTATGGAGAATATTGCAGCTGTATTAGGTACTGGGGATGCTGCAGAGCCTCCATCATGTCAGCATGGTCACATGAAATGGCGAGAAGGTGAAAAGAATAATCGAGCATGGGGTGGCTTCTTCTGTACAGTACCATCGCAAACAGGTGGTACCACCGCCTGTCCTACTCGATGGTGGAATTTATCAGGCTCGGGTCAATGGGAGCCACAGAAGGCGAGGGTATAATGGCAGATTTAGAAATCCATACTCCAGAAGGATGGGTGAAGTTAGAAGATGTACCACTGTTCGATACGATTCCATGTCAGTTATGTAATGAGCCTACAGAGATTAGAGATATTACATTTCCAGCAGTGATTAAAGATGGTGAGTTAATCGCTGGGACATGGTCATGTAAGAGATGCAAGACGGTTAATGGCTAGTCAGCATAGAAAACACAGAGGCTTCCGTACTGAGCGTTTGGTAGCGGCCTACCTTTCGGCCATTTGGCCGAGCGCATCCGTCGGTCGGGGGATGGGTAAAGATATTCAGAATGTTCCCTTTGATGTCGAAGTCAAAGCACGTGCTGGATTTCAGCCTAAAGCAGTCCTGGAGCAGATACGTAAGCGGACTTCGATTTCGGGGGAAGTAGGGTTCGCTGTATTACGTCTCAATGGACAGGGAGAAGATGCCAGTGAGTATGCCTGCATTATTCAGCTCCAGGATTTGCTTCCCTTATTAGAATTAAAGTATGGACATATCAAGTACGAGCCGAAAGAGATCGATGTCGCAAGGTGCGAGATATGTGGCTCATGGATGTTAGAGGAGTGTAAGACGTGCCAGCCTACGACTATAAATGCGGACGATGTGGCCTAAGTAATGAGCTGCATCATGGATGGCATGACAAGCCTACTATCTTATGTACTTACTGTAATGAGCCAATGAGCAAAGTGATTAGTCCAGTGCCTGCTGTATTCAAGGGTAAAGGCTGGGGCAGTAGTAAATAGTTATCCACAGAAGTTATCCACAGGGCAATAATAGGAGGTATCAATGAAGCGACACGCCGCTCTGACCAGCACTTATACTAATATGCTTGACACGCATGATAACCTCAAAGCAAAGGACATCAAGTCCTTAGCCCGAGCCCCGAAGGGAGCGGCTCGGGGGGTGCTCTGTGGTTTAGTGATACTTCTATGCTTTATGCCTAATGCATCTAGTACTAAGTTAGAAGATATATCTATGACTCCTAAAGAATATGCAAAGTATTATTTATCTAATCATTATGAATATAAATGCTTATCTCAGTTATACGGTAAAGAGAGTGCATGGAATCCTAAAGCTTCTAATGGATCACACTATGGAATACCTCAAGGTCATAGCCTTTACTTAAAGACTGCTACTGCATTCGAGCAGATTAACTGGGGTATTAGATATAACTTACATAGATATGGCTCTATGTGCGGAGCATGGCATCACTTCGAGCGGTACTCATGGCACTAGACAAACTTAACAGCTCTAGGTATAAGGCACTACGTAAGGTAGTCTTTGCTAGAGATGGGCACGTGTGTGCCTACTGTGGAATAGATGAGGGTGAGATGCATATAGATCACATCATCCCACGTAAGGCAGGTGGTACTCATAGCATGGATAACTTACAGGTGTTATGTAAGCCATGTAACCTACGTAAGTCTGCTAAGTCAGAAGGGGCTTTTTTAGCCCAGAGCCCCTAC